TCCTTGCAATTCTTTGCAAAGAGGTTACTGAATTGTACACCCGATGAGAATCGAAATATAGACGGTTAAACCTGTTATCCCCGTTCTAACGCCTTCTAGATGGCTTTTGAACGGGGATATTACTATCAAAACCTTTCAAACACTGCCGTAAACGTCCCTAATTTAGTCCCCGATTTTCATATATCGGGGACTATTTTCTAGTACATATTCCACCATACAACAGCCAGCAGGCGACAGAAATCAAAATGGCTCCTATCGTCCAACTGATCCAGCAATATGTCTATACTACGATCCATATTGCATTGAGGTCATATACTCCCAAATCTTACCTTGCGGTCCATCTTCATCAGCGAAGTAGAACTTATGGGCGCCCTTGATGATCTGTGATTCGTCATAGATAGAGCACAAATCCGAATAAAAGCTATTAAAAGCTACGTACTTATCCCACTTAGTTGTACCAGAAGGGAAAGACAGGTTCTTGGTAGCGTCCTCCACTTGGTCAGCACTCCAATGGGCACCTATCTTCTTCTCGCCGCCCGGACCTGTATAGCGGATTTTCTCAATATCCATTTCCGCAAAATTTTTATCGTAGTGCGGACCGTACAAGATAGAATGTTGCTTGCGCATAAACTCCCAGTACATTGCAGGGTGTTCCTCTTTCAGCACACACAGCATATCACTAAGACCGTCCACGCTCTGCCACATTGCCTTGTCAGAGGCTACACCGTTAGCCTTTGCGTTTTTTATTAAATCCTTGTATTCCATATTCAAATATATTAAAGTTACATTTTGTTTTGTTTCATCGGAGGTGTTATGACATTTTGCTGGAAATTTTAAGTGCTTTTTCCTGTCACTTTGTAACAGCAAAACAGTGTTTATGCTATCATTTTGATTAATCCTATTCTATTAGCAATTTCTTTAATTCTATCAAATCCGCATCGGTTATCTTAATCGCACCCGTCTTGCCAAATAAAATGCTTGTTATCGGATTGTCCGGAAGCGCAAAACGGATACTACCCTTTCCTATGGTTCCACGGATAAAGCCCTTACCAAATGGCATTTCTTCCATTTCCCGAAGCATGGAAAGCATATCGTTAAAAAGTAAATCCGCATCTACATTGCCATTCTCATCACACAAAAACAAAGCGGCATTATCTATCATGTCACCTATCCCGTCCTTTTGTTTAGCAAGGAAATTTTTCGCCCCTCTCTTGAGATACACAGATGCTACCTTTAATTGAGGATTATTCGATACAAGCCCGTCTATCCTCTCGTCAATCCATAGCTGCAATGAATCAGCTAGCTTGTCCTTCAGTTCAGTTATATTCTTCTTAGCCTCCATTACTTCTTAGATTTTTGTTGCGGTTTCCCGTTTTTCCAGTCAATAAACTCCTGCCATGTCATATCGCTATGCTCCGTAACGTATTCGCGGAATAAAGCATCCCTTCTCGCTGTTTCCTCCTTGGCTATCTTTGATGTTCTTCTGACAAACGATAGCTGCTGCTCCAATATAGCCTTTCCTTCCGCAGACCCTTCTATTTTACCTTTGACAAGAAGAAGGACTTCGGAATTAACCATCTCCTGAATAGCTATGCTGTTATCGTAGTATTCTTTGTTGTTGTTAAGAACAGCCCGCTCCTGATCGTTCAGGGATGAAACAATACGGTCTATCTCATCCCATATTGGAGTTGGGGTGGATACACGTTGGGGCGACGTAATACCCGGCACCTGTTTTAATTCCTGAAGCTTCTGTGTATAAGCCTCATTCTCTTGCGCCAGTCTTTCCAGACTTCTTCCCGTAGATAATAATGGATCGCTTTCAAACATTCCCATAATAATTTTTTTGTTAGTGGTTAAATAAAGAAAGTGGCATCGCCCCCGAAGGGGCTTACCACTAACGTTTCTTACTCTTCCTTATGCGCTTGGTGTTGCGCTTGTCTGAGTACGGCAATTGCATCCGTAAGGATTCGCCCCCTCCAGCACTGTCACTGTCGGGGTTGATGGTAAACCCACTACGCCATAGATTGCACGACAGGTCTTTCTGTCCGTGTAGCACATGCTTTCTTTCAAGACACTTTCCATGCCCATCTGTATAATCTTGTTTTGGTACAGATTGGCCACTTCCATTCCATAGACCTTTTTGTCAAGCTCACAGAACTTGGCAGAATAGCGTTCGTTCAATGTGTCGTAAAGATCACGTTGTCCCTTGTACAAACCGAATGCGGCTGTATTCAATTTGTCAGTCTGTACATCGTACAAATCACGCATGGATTTATACAAACCAAAATCTCCGTCCACTTGAGATTTCCAAATCTGGAATTTCTCATTAACATCCACATCACGATGAGCGTACATCTGCTCTTGAGTGTTGACTTTAAGCCCCCAAATGGTGTTAGTTAAGGCTAAAGCCTCATCACAACCTTTCTCCCATGCTTGGAAAGCGGTAGGAGCAACACCGGAACGGCCGGCTACAGCATCACTGACCGTGTTAATATTCACGTTTTCCGGCATACCGCCGCCAATACCTCCACGGCGGCCCCATAGTGCGGCTGCACCCAAAACAGCACCACCGATGCCAAAGCCTAGCGCGGTTCCGGCAAGCCCCTTAGATGCGTACTTATCATGATTCTCATCATGTACGTACTCTTTTTCCTTGATTACTTGTTTTACTTCTGCTTCCATAAACTTATAATTTTTTGGAATTACGACCAATATTGGCCGCTCACAAATGTCAGAACAAGTCACTTGCAGATAAAATAATTACTTGCGATATACTTGCTAATTACTTTCCAATTGCTTGCGACCGTCCATTTGTTCATCTTCTCTTTATTAAACCTGATAAACGATACGCCCTGTCTAGTCCTATGGATGAATCTTCCTATCTCATTATCGGTCAGCATCTTGGATAAAGCCAGCACAAGCAGATACCGCGCATCCGCGCACTCCTCCCGATTATTGTGTAATATGTCGGATTCAGAAACCCCGGTGGTCTCACACACTACATTCATAATATCCTTATATAATTCTTCTACTATCATATTTTTAAGGTTAGGATAAACAAAACAACCGGAACATTTGTTACAGCTTTGAAAGCCGCAAACAACGTCCGGTTGTTAATCTCCTAGTCCGACTGCCAATCTATAAGGAGAGCGGCTTTCTTTTTCTTCTAAGCCGCGAAAGAATCACTTTTGTTATATGAGTTTTTCTATTATATACCACACTTCTACCTGTGGCATTTGAAATAATACTTGATTAGTTGCTATTTCATCTTGCACCTCCTTTCTTCTTTACCAGCCAAATGACTACGATTAACAATACTAATATAATACCTATTGAAAACTCTCCTAGTTCTAATTTCGTTTTCTGCCACCATGTTAATTCCTTCTCCACAGGATAGGGAACCCCTACCTCTTTCTCCTTCTCTACATAGGTTGTGTCGTGAATTATCCTGTCACGGTAGACTATATGCCACTTGTCAACAATTACTGAATCGCCTTTCTCTTTTATATAGATAGAATCCTTAATGTGGATGGAATCACGTTCATGCACGGTAAGATAAAGACTGTCAGTCCTTATAGTTTCTACCGGGACATACCTTATACTCCGGCATGACCCAAACAGCAATAGCAATGCTATCCCTACCGCAATCCATATATAGATCCTTAGTTTCATAGCAGGTCCCATCCCTTATAGATATCCTCCATTACGGCAGGAACACCATTCTCAACATAAGAGATGGCAGCAGCCAAAGAGCACATCGTATCTTTATCCTCAATATCCGGAACATATACTGAAGGTACTTGCATATCCTGACATACCCGTCTGATGTAAGCCCCTGTATTGTTCTCTGTCTGTGGGGCCCATCTTGTAATAAAGTCCGCGATACAAATACAGTTGTGTCTCCTTCTGTAATTCTGCAATGTGCGGATCAAGGCACGATAACCCCATTTCATCTCTACAAACTGAAAAAACTCCTTGTCTGTCTGTTTTTCTCTCAATCCCTGCCATTTATCCTTTGTTATGCGGATATTACCCGGATTGTTGTTTCTCAAACCTCTTGGTAAACTCTTCATTTCTTTCCCTCCTTCTCTTTTAATTGCTCTATTAAATTATTAAACCGGCTATTAATATAGATGCTTATGCCAAATACGCTACCGGCATACAACAGACACTGGGCAAACAACCACAATACACTATCATGTATCTGCCCCATAGGTTCCGAGCACACAAAACCAGCCACAGCCAAAGACGCTCCCAAAACAAGCATTCCCACAGCAGTTGAATACTGGATGTTTTCTTTTGTCTCCTTTCTCATTGTGCAATAATTTATATGACTTTTATTATCCTTTTTTAATACCGTCAATTACACGTTTTGGATTACCCGATTTTCGAACTAACCTTTATTTTGTATGACAAAAAAAGCCTGCCACGGAAACTAATCCGCAACAGGCTCTTGATTATAAGAGATAGATAACCGGCAATTAATGCCGGCTACCATGATAGTATCTTATAGCCTCATTGACATATAATGATACTGATTGCTCCTTATCTAAGATAGCAGCTACATCCTCCTCTATCGTGACAAATATTTTTCTTACACCTCTAACCTTGGGACGTCTTGGCACATCATTGCTGTCCAATATCCTATATATCGTTTGCTCAGACTTTGAAGATAATAGCAAAGATATCAATTCTAAAACGACATACAAAAAGAAAATTATATTAATTAGTTATAGAGAGCCAATTTTGAAACAAAAACCAATCTTCTTAAAAAATTGCCATTAATGCAATATTTTTTACTTGCAGGACAAATGAAGAGAATTAATAATATGGCAAATCAAACGGTTTTGTATTTTTATTGACAAATGAAAATAGAGATGGACCGAAGTCTGAAAAACAAGTATAAAACAGATAGCTCCTATAAATTTCTACTGTCTGAGGTATTTTCCCGGGGATTTTTGAGATTTTATTTGATTTTGTTTTACATTTCTACGATTATAATACTTCTGGTTAGCCCTTGTCAGATCCTTGATGATCGTTTCATCAAACACTTCCGAATATATCTCTGTTGTCTTGACCGATGTATGGCCCAAGAGTTTTTGGACGGTGGTTATCGGAACGCCTTGATGTACCAACAGAGTAGCACAAGTGTGTCTGCTGGTATGGTAGGTGAACTTCTTGCCGATATGCGCCATTCTTCCCAATTTCTGCAATGTTCGGTTGGTGTCGGAATTGCAGCCTAATGCAGCCAGTTGTTCGATGCCGTCGTACTTCCGCATTATGCCCAGTGCCTTTCCGTTAAATAATAGATATAGCGGGATATTAAGTTTCACGCCTGTTTTGACGCTGTTTAGGACCAACCATTCCTTTCCGTCAACTGTTACGAGATTCTTACAGGTAAGTTGTTTAAAATCGGAGAATCTCAATCCGCAATAGCAGCAGAAGAGAAATGCGTCCAGTATGTGCCAGCTGTTGTTCTTCCTGTCTGGCAGTTTAAGATTTTCCAATTTTTCCAAGTCGACGGGCATTAGGAAGTTATGTTCCTTCTTCTCCCGCTTGATCTTGAACTTACGGAAAGGATATGCCTCCTGTAAGATATAGCCTTCATTTATTGCTTCGTTAACCAAAGTACGAAGTATTCTCATGTGTTTCCCTACCGTGTTTACTTTCAATCCCTTGTTGCGGAGGAATGCGTCAAACTCCTTTAGAAACGTATAATTGATGTCCGTGAACTCTATCACGTTCCGAAATTCCTTCAATGTGGCTACTGTGCCCAGCATGTTATCCTTGGTTCCCGGTTTCCTATCGGAATTCACTATAACCTGTTGGGCGAACTTAAGAAACGAAACCACGGGTTTTACCCCCTTCCTTACAGCTTCCTTCAATGTGGATAAGTTAGATTCAAGACCTCTCTTCCAATAGCTTAACTCTATAGCCTGTAATTCCAATATATGCTCATATAGCATTGCATTAAGTTCTTGCGACTGCGGATGGTTGATTACTTGGGCACCATCCTTACTCCAACATTCCGGCTTTAGATAGACATTGGTTTTAAAGTATACCTTCCTCTGATTCAGATAGGCTTCTATTTGTACAAGGGCTGTCCCCTGTCGGTTTAACTTGTTTTGCCGGTTATAAACTAAACGATATCTGATCTTCTCTAACATACTCAACTTTTTGTTTTTAAAGTTAAAAAAATTCTTCTGCATTTACAAAATAAACCACAAAAATTGTTCTGGGGGGACTCTTGGGAAATCCGAAGGGAACAAAATCGTTTTCTTCATGGAGTGAATTTACGGATTTTGTAAATGAAATGCCTATAAAAACAATTCAACCTTTCGTTTCCGATTTCAATGCTTTTGCTGGAGAAGGATTCTATGGTAATGTCGTTCAAGGATTGGTTATAAAACAATTAGAAGATGTTGTTTTCATCTTCGGAATAGCAATAAACGGAACATTAATATTTAGAAAAAGGAATTATCCAGACGTTTCAACTTGGGAAGATCCTAAGATAATAATTTACAGTAATAATTGACATAAAATCTATTCGAAACGAGATCTGGAAATACTATAATTCTTTGGTAACATGAGATAAAACGGACGGGTGTGGACCGGCACCCATCCGTTTTATCTCATTAAAATATGACTTATTTTTAATACTATGTTGTTTGTATTTGTTTCCAATCAGTCCAAGTTCCATTATTACATACTCGAATAAAAAATCTGCTCTGAAAATCTACATGAGTTTGCTTGAGGGTGACATCATTAATAGCAATCGTTTCCAAAAATCCGTAATTACTTGATGTATTGGGTTTATTATCCATTGATTGGACTTTATCAACAAACATATATCCAATCTCCTTAAATTCATTAAAATCAGTAATACTACCATATCTCCTTCTAAACCACGTATTATTTATTCCCAACAGTCCCCCCAGTTTTGATGCAAGTGACTGCATCGTCATTTGTGCGGCATCTCCGCTACTTTGTAAAACCCTTACATTTGCGGCATCTGTCACAGTCGGAAGTTCATTTTCATACACGTCATTTCCTGTTGCAGCAGCGGCAGCAAATGTTGAAGTTTCTGACAAAGCCATAACCATTCTTGTGGAAACCATGTCCACCATCTCATCCACTGTTACATTCTGTTCGTTACCATCTTTATCAACAGCCTTAAAACCAACAATATTGTCTAAATTCAAATCACTCATAATATCCTAATTTTATAAAGTTTCTATTTCAGATTCAAGCTCAATGATATGGTTGTCTATACACGTGTTCACCTCATCATTGAAGTTCGCTATATCCAGTTCCACACATCCGGCACTTGACCGGGTGCTGCTGTAGATACGGACATAGCCGCCGTTATTCAACGTTTCCTTCGCCAGCTTCAGTTTCGCCAGTTCGTCATTGATCCGGCTGGCGCGTTCCAAATTCTCAATTTTCATGTTGTTCCTCCTTCTCTTTATATGTCTTCAAATAATGTTCAAACGAATCGGCAAATGCTCCGGTAAAGGTCGGATAAGCGAACCGGATTATTTCAATCTCCTGCCCGCTTAAGTCCACATTGCCTTCCGCATTATAAATCTTCTCGGAAAGACAATGCGCTCCGATATTATCAGGCACTTTGGTATAAAGGTTATTTGCCAAGCTATATGCCACATCACAGGCAACCATTTCTTTCTTGTCTATCCCCGTGTACATGGGGAACTGTTTAAAATTTATTTTCATAATCATTACATTTTAGTTCCAACAATCAATCCAATTCATAAACCACTTGTTATTATGCTTGTCATAATACATTGCTGCCGCCTTTGACTTGGCCAAACCTATCGAAGTGCTGACCTCCCCGGAATTCCAGCCGACAAGATTTGTTCCGGCTATGGTCACATCACCACCAGAAACGTTTCTTATCCAGTAGAACTGCCCGTCTTCCGCAGTGGACGGAACAGTCAGCGTAATACCGGACGTTACAGCCATGATAACACTATCCATCACTGACAAAGTTGTGCTCTTGCTTATTCTGCGCAATCTGAGCCTAAACCCACAGATGTCCCCCTTGACGATATACAACGCATGATTCCCGGTATACTGAAAATCATTATCATCATAAGCATGGGAACCTTGTATGTCAAAATACATGCCCACATTGCCATACGCCGTATTCGTTATATTCCTATTAACCGAAATACGGGATGGGCATAATATTGCCCCCCCACTAGATGAAGGAAAAGTATCCGCTCCAATAAACACGCTTGAATAACTTCCGGTAAATCTTACCAAGTTGGCGGAAAGGAGCATGGCATTATTTCCGCTAACAGCCTCCAAACTTGCAGATGATATGGTAAAACCACCAATATTCCCTTTTGTAGATGTGATTGTTCCAGTAATCTCTGCATTCTTACATTTGAAATACCCGGTTACGCCATTGATAAGAAGAGTTTCACCTTCATCGTTGTGGGATTTAAGCACATTGTTTTTGAACATGAATCCAGCCACATTCGCACCATCGGCGAAAAGGGTATCAGTAGCGATATTCACAAACTTCTGCATGGCTTCCCAGTTCGAATCCCCGTTGGCTGATGTGGGTGCAGCGGTAACGGAAGCGCCGTAATTTTTTACAAGGAAATTATAATAAACTCCCCCTATCAGATATATGACCTTGTCCCGGTAATCCGCATTCCAGACGTAAGTCTGTCCGGAAGCCCATACGCCTCTGTCACGGGGAAACGCCCCTGTTGCTCCTGTAGCTCCTATGGCTCCGTCTTTAGCAACCCCCACACCTTTTTCAGCGACAAAATTATTATTCCATGCGTTTGCGTCCGACGCGGATTTATAAGACCGGACGGCGAACTGGGTGTATCCGGCTGTTGCAGGAACGGATATCTGGCTGTTCAGGGTAGCACCTACATGCGCCAGCCAGCTTCCGTTATATTTGCGTGCGACAAGATAGAACCTATTCGTATCGCTCACATTACCGCCTATATTCTGTTTCATGGTAACAACAAATGCTGACGGTGACGGTGTGCCTGTTGACGTGAAGTTTATCGTGCTTACCGGGCTGTCAAGCCAGTACGAAGCGGACGGTTCGACACCGGAAGTCATTTCCTGCCAGTCGGAGTTGACAGCCTTGTCCGATCTCTTCCCGGAAAGTATGTAACCGCCATCCTTCTTCCTTAGATAACTTCCACCTCTCACACGAAGAAGCGGAAGTGGCGGATTGGAAGTCTGAACCTTGCTTAAGTAAGATCCTCCGGCAAACGATACTGTACTGTTTTTCGCATACGGAATGTTGGCGGACTCCCAATGACCTGCGGCTGTGATACTCTCACCGTCAGCCCCGTCCTTACCATCTACAAGCATGGGGACGGTTTCAACATCCACTATCTGGTCATTCACGTAAAAGACAAACTTCAATGTCTTCGTGAAATTTCCGCTTGATATGGCTGTATTGTTGTTTATGGTAGTTTCTGCTCCACCGTCTATGCTGTATTTCAATATACCGTCCGTCGTAGTGGATATCACGCCCCCCACTGACTTCTGCCTGTAACATGATACGGAAGACACGCTGTAGTTCCCGTTCTTGTCCTTGCTTACTGAACTGGCGGAAACGACAATGCTGTATAGTACGGCATCCGAACCGTCCGCACCTCCACGAACCCCGGCTACAGTGAATGTCAGATCACGGGAATACTGCTGCCCGTTCTTTGTAGCCCTGATTGTGATCTTCACCGTGTTTGTCGCTGCAAGAGTAGCTCCGGCAGATACCGATATTGTCACCACTCCTGTATTCTTGTCTGTCGCACACAGAAGATTTGTGTCAGGTGTACAGGTGATGCTGTCAAGAGTGAGCTTTTCCGTTCCGTACCACATGCTGACTGTTGTATTCCAAGTCTGTGAGGACACGACCTTCCCGTCTGAAGTAAGGGCTGCATTGACCATCTCGTTATCGAAGTCCGCCATGATGGCATTCTCACCGTCCTTACTCCAGCGATGCACCACGGCAGGATCACTGAACTCAGACCATACGCCGTTTTCCTTAAAACGTGTACAACCCCATTCAACCTGATGGTCTATGTCCGTACCAAGATAATTATCCGTCCAGCCTTCCGGAACATAACCATCTTTCTGCTGACTGTCCGGCTTTTCAGGGGTGTTATCTATGATATTGCCTCTTGTGTATATATACTCATAGCCCTTACCGTCTTTCCCGTCCGATATCATAAGCTGCCATCTTCCGTCCTGATAGATGTAGGTGGCGCGGTCAGTTGTGTTACGGTATGAATCACCGTTTTTCGGGTTGGCTGGAGCCGTGGCAAATTCACCAAGGAAAGTGATACTCTCTCCTTTCAGTTCACGCCCGTCAAGCAGCATATCCCAGTCTTCGTTAACCTCCCAGTCGGCAGGTTTTCCGGCAAGATAATAACCACCGTCCTTCTTTCTTAAGAAATTGCCGCCTTTGACACGCAATATCCTGATGGGAGGATTGGAGGTTTCCACCTTGGATAAAAAGACACAGTTGGCAAGAGTGACCATTGTATTGGCTTTGTACGGGGTTTTGGAGGATTCCCAATGACCGCCACCTACTACGGACAATCCCGGATCACCTTTTTGCCCTTCCGCCACTTGTTTCAGCCATGCCGGGTTATCATCTGACGGTTCTGTTGTCGTTCCGTTATCATCAACACACAACCACAAAGCCCCGTTGTGTGACACCCGGTTATAGTAGGCATACTTACCTGCGGTCCATTCACCTTTGTCCAACGGAACACGCACTGTCTGTCCGGTGATCTCATCCACCTGAAAGATAAGCCCGGTCATGATAATGTTTTGAAGAACGGCCGAGTAATTGTCCGCATTAATACCGGCTACAGTCATGCCTTTTTTCTTGCCGAACCACGCAGGCATCTGCGTCGGTTCCGGGTCCCAAGTGTTGGCATTGTCAAAGAATGTAATACAGTTGTTTCCGTTGACTGAATCAATAAGTATATAAGTCTGACGTTCCGGATCCGTAAAGTTACCTGTTTGTGCCAATACCATCTGCTCGGCAGGTTTCCAGTCAGAATGTCCCGGACGGGGAATGACAGTAAACTTCTTGGCGGTATAATCTGCGGCAGTCACCCGGAATTTCATCTCTTCAAAGCCATTCAGCTTGCCTTCGCTATTCTTAGTCACAAAATAGGTGGTAAGGATATCATCAACAAACTGGCTCAATCCGTCCGCGTCCGTCAGATCGGGAGTGATGGTGTAGGTTCCATCGCCGTTATCCACGTATGACAATACGCTACAACCGCCACCGGGGGAGTTTACCATACGTCCTTTGAAATAGGTTGTACGGTTATAGGCTATTTCCGGGACAAACAAACGCTTACGAAATACACCGCTTTCCATTTCAAGATTGCCCTTTTCGTCTATGTATCCACCTGATACACCAGTAACGAAATCACCGAACTTGGCATATTTCTTAATCAAGACTCCGCCCAGTAAGGATAACAAGTACTTAGTGGAATCCGCCACGTCCTTCCGCAAGAATATCTCTTTCAGCTTCTCCGCACTGTTCTCTATCTCAGTCATTACACGCAATGCGCTCATCACATCCTCATCGGTGTAGGTGACATCCTTGTCACCCTGCTTTACGATGCGGTTTATCAGGTTTCCTGCTATCTTAAGCCCCTTAAGGTAATTAATGACCCCTTGCGCATCATCATCGTTCAATGCGGAAAGGAACCAGTTTTGTACAGGTGTGTCCTTATCCAGCGTGTATGCGGAGTTGGCGTGATCGGCGTTGGTGACATCACCACTACCACCACCCTGTATAATAGTCACAGATCGGGGAGCATACTTGCCATCTCGCTCCCTTGGCACTATACGGCTAACGATTCTTATATCTGACCTTATCGCCATTCTCTATCATTGATAATGTTAATGTATTCTGTTCGTAGTCCCATACACCACTTAACAGCATAAATTTCTTACTAACCATAGAATTGTCATACAAAACCGTGAAAGGATGAATGGAATCACTGTTTTTTAATACCTGAGTTAACTTGATTTTGGTTACCTGATAACGGTTGATTATACGGCGAATATAACTTTCTTCAAGGCGAACCAGCCCAGTCTCTCCGGCATAATAGATATTATCTGTTACGTAAAAACCGTTAAGCAAGGGCTTTGAAAAGCTAGCACCATCATTATTATAAGTAGATATTCCGAACTCCTGTTCATCCAGTTCAGTCATATACTCTTCATTAACCACATTCTCATATACACGATCCCCGTTCTCGCCTTCAAAGTTTTCATCATCCTTTTTGTAATACTTTACCTGCAAATCCTTGAGCCCTATTCTAGATATATAAAAATCATTCCATGGCGCACTAAAACCTTTTCCCAATAACTTAAGTTCAAAATCTCCGTACAAACCACTGTCAGGCAATTTTATAAGATATCCATTAGCCCCGGTATAAGGATCATCGACAGTTTTTGTATTAATAACCGATCTCCAATATCCTACGGTGTTACTTACTTCCACTCTAAACGTTGAAGAAGAATCCATCGTCCATGATGTACCGTTCCAATACCAGTTGCCAATCCGCAATTGAAATACAGGCGCGTATTTACCTTCCTCAAACTCCCTGTTTTCCAACTGGTACTCATACGTTGTATTATATATTCCCAAGCTAAAGGATAAACAGATAGCCCCGTATACATATAATAGTGAGCCACCCTTAATTAAAAGCAATGGATTATTCAATCCCCAAGATTTATCCTCGTATGATCTGAGAGAATTTATACGGCATACAACGGCATTATCCCATGAATATTCCGAAACATTCGGAACAAATACACCGTCTTCTATATGGCCGTCGCATTCCGATATCTTCGCGATAGACGAACCAAAATTTTTTAAATTCCCTGTATTCGGGTCATTATCGGCATTAATTTCAACTTCTCCACCTACAGCATCATATATCTTCGGCTCCCATACTACGGGCTTGTATGTTTTCAATATGTATCGTCTCCATTCTGAATCCACATCAGTTATTTTGCCATCAACTAAATGTTTTCCAAGCAAATCAGCCAGACTATCGTAAGGCTCTTCATCAATCATACTCTCCGGGGCGTTATTTATAGCTTTAACAGTCGCTTTATTGTAACCTTTCTCTATATCTATTGTATGGTCACTTCCGGCGAATCCAATATTCTGTAGCAAAACCTCATTCGGATATACGGTATCGTATTCTGTCAAGTCTTCATTGTATACATGGTATTCCCCATTCCAGTCGGGATCTACAAAATACAAGCTCCCTTCATAATCGTACAAACTCCACGCGAAAAAACGACATAAATATTCTAACACTTCGTTGAGATAGTTATCCTCTGATATGAAATTCTCTTCCGCGAGAACAAGATCATCAAAAAGAAATTTGTTCTCTGTGTAATCAGAATCCGAAGAAGCATATACATGAGGTATATAGACCTTCTCATATCCTCCATTTGCAGACTTAAGTATATATCTAAGCAGGTCTACAACTTTAATGAAGGCATCCTCATTCTGTTGCTTGTATCTTATATTCTCAAGCGTACCTATCGCACTGATACAGTCAATACTGATATTATCCGGCGTAGGCTTATAAGGCTGCGTAAATTGTTCCGGAACAATATACCCCGTCCACATTAACTTGTCACCCTTAAACAGTTTGACCGGGGCGTACTGGTTGTTAATGCTGAACAGGTCCAGAAGCAAATCACTTCCCAATAGGGTTAATGTCGCCGTAGAACTTCTTATAGATTCATATACGAAATTCTCATCGTTCCCCTCCACGACAAACGCGCTTCTCGCACCCAGTAATTCCGTAACCTGACCTACATAGCCCTCAATATATACCTTCACATCATAGGCGGTGTTCTTGTAATCCTTGAAATGTATGTTGTATCTCTGTCCCATATCACCATTTTATGTTGTTAGCCTTCATGTAATTCCTTATCGTTATATACATAGCCTTACCGCTTACCCGTGCCTCACCGTCTACTGTTATGTGATTGGATGGTCCACCATTGTTAATCATATCAAACAGCTTGCCTTGTTGGGACTGGTTCAATATCATCTCACCACTGTTAACGCGTGCTATCATGTGATCGCCGAAAAATGAAGAACCTCCCACTATACCACCTGTTGCATATTTTGGTATATTGGCTAAAGCTGCCAATACTGATGCTATGGCAGCGACAGCCAATGCTGCACCAACGAAAGGGATGGAAGCCACAGACGAAGCGGCACCGGTTACGGCCGCTTCCGTATTAGCCACAGATTCTTCCTTTTTCTTTGCATTAAGAGCATCAATAGCCGGAATCGCGGCAGCTACGGAGGTCATTAAGTTGCTGAAATAAGACAGGATCGAACCGGCGGCACCATCAGCCATTGAAGACATACTACCAAAAGCGTTACCTATGGCACTTAACGAATCGGCGAAATCTTCGTTTGACTTGATTTTGTTGGATAAATCTGGCAACTTAGCCTCATCTATAGCTTCATCCAAATCTATCTCTATATTCTTGATTTTTATTTTATCTCCGCTCTCAATAGCCTGTCTCAGCTTGTTATGAAGCCCTTTTACCTCCTCATTAGCCCATCCTTCGGCGTTAAACGCGGCTAATTGCAAATCCGTAGGTCCTTTCTTTTTCCCAGTTTTTTTAGTTTCTATGTTCTTAGATTCTTCTTTTACTATATTTTTAATCTCTTCTTCTTGCGATTTGAGCGAATTGTATATCCTATTACGAATCTCCCATTCTTCTTTTGATACATTCAGAAGTTTTTCCGCTTCATTGAAATTTTTCTTTCTTTCAGCCGTCCACCCTTTTTCCAGCTCAATTTTAGCCCGGTTATATTGCTCCAAACGGGCTTCATATTTCGCCGCTTCAGGATATATGTAGTTCAATCGAGCCTTCTCCTTAGATATAGCCTCAGAAAGTGATGCGCCGGAACTCACATCCTTATTTACTCGTTTTGTTGATTCCTCTACATCTATTTTAGCATAATTATCATACTTAGACTTATTCAGCTCCTCTTCCGTCATCATCCACTCTCTAGCCTTGTTTATCATCTCCGTAAAAGAATCAATTATTCCCTTCAATACTCCATTACTTTGATTCACTGATAAGATAAACCCTTCCCATGCAGACTGTAACCCCTTCACGGCACCCGCCAAATTATCATTATTTATCCGCTGCTGTTCAAACGCTGTATTTGTTCCCGTTATCGCTCCGGTCAATTCTATGAACTTGTCTTTCTCAGAAACAAGTGCCAATGCAGCTGTTACGCTCTCTTTGCCAAACATTTTCGTCATTTCCGTAGCATTCATGTGCTTTGCTGCAAGGTTTTCCACAGCTTGTGACAACCCGACCACAGAAGGACGTAAATTCTTGTCCGCACTGCTTTCCAAAGTAAGGAATATATTACGCAGATTAGTTCCCGCACTGCCAGCATCCGTTATCTTAGGAGCAATAGCCTCTATCGCGGCTACCAATTCATTGAATTGTACACCTACAGAAGATGCAGCACCACCAGCGTTTTCTATAGCCTTATTCAAATATGGAATATCTGCTGAACCTTTTTGTGAAGCAGCGGCCAGAATGTTGATGTATTCAGCAGCATGACTTGAGGAAGCCCCCATTTGGTTTAAGGAACCGGCTAATGCTTTAGCAGCTTCCGGCACATCTATTTCTGCCGCCTCGGCGAGAACTATAGCACTCTCAGTCACTTGTACCAAAGCTTCTTTATTTTGCAATAAAGAGGGAATCTGAGATCCCATCAGCTTGAAAGCATCAACTACCTGGGATGCTGTCTGTGTAGTGGTACTACCCAAACGGATAGCCTCATCTTTAAAGTACGAAAGCTCCTGCGTTGTCACACCTGTTAAGGATTTCAGTGAAGATAGAGACTTCTCAAATTCCATAGAGGTTCTTACCGCATCCCCAATGGCTACCGATATACCAGCAAAAGCAGCAAAACCACTTAGAGCAGGTCCTATCTTGCCGGCCATGCTTGTTATACCTTTCTCAAAATTCCCTATCTCACCCTTCGCCCTTTTGATGTTCTTATCAAAATCGGCAGTGTTGAATAATAGTCTTACAATTGCATTACTCGCCATATTCCATATTTTTTGCCCGTCCCCTTAATTCTTTCAATTCATTCTCATCTATTTTTATCGGCTCCCGTTCCTCGTCCCACGGAAATGGAAACAACAATTCAGGTGTAAGACTTTCCGTAGAATTCACTTGTGCGATAGTATACATCATCATCCTTGTGCGCTCCCATGCCTCCTGCTCCTTCCGGTTCATCCCCCTTATAAATGCAGCACACTCGTTAAAAGTCATACTGTCAAAGAAGTAATCAGGTGATATCCCTCCACGACCGACAACTTCTTCATACAACCTTATCACGCTTACTTCTTCGTTCTCTTTCCCATCGCTTTTTTTTTATCATCTTTCCCGATAATCACACTGATTCTCTTGTTCTCTTCCTCTAAAACAGCTAGAAATGTTTCGAAAATAGATGGATCGGAATCACATGCATCTATCACATCATCAAATGTTAACGGAAAATCCTTGTTATTTGCCATCAGCATGGCACATAACAGAATATAACTGTTAACCATCCTGTCGCCGGAATAAGGTTTTCCGGTAATTTCCTCATATATAAATAAGGCGCGCAGAGTATACCTTAATGTATACTCTGCATTGTTGATCGTTACTTTCTTCATAGCCCAACAGCTTTAAATCAACCTCCTGCACCTGTAGCCTTCTCCAGTTTCCCTTGTCCCTTAAACTGCGCCGTCATGGTGGAATTACTACCCTTGGCATCAGTACGGTCAAGAGATGTAATTAAAGCCTTACCCTTGTAATACTTCTGGCCCGTCTTTGTAGCCGGAGAAGCCCAACCGTCTTCGGGAACACCGTCATTACTCAGATTAGCCGGTACTCCCAAGATGATATCAACCGCCTCACCGGCAATAAAAGCATCATAAAGAGAATCAAAACTTTCCACATCAGCATCAGCACTCACTAACGCCTCTGTAGATGCTTCCCATCCCATCTTCGTCACTATCGACTCATCCCACATGCCATCGTCCTTGCTGGCGGCATCGCCCGTCTCTGCGGTAAGTGTCAGCTTGTGACTGGTTGCCAAAGCCGTAGCCTTACCGGCAACGAAAATCATAAAATCCTTTCCATTCAAAGGTTTTGCTTTTGACATAATCTATATAATTTAAAATTAAACATTTGTTGTCTTTATCTCGAAATTCAGACTCACTGTAAATGCCGGCAATTGATCATCATATTCTTTCGCCCAAGTAGTCAAGACACATTCATCTACATCAAATTCGTCATAACAGGCCATCTTTCCTTCAATAGCCTTTCGTGCAGCCTGACCCAATGTAACCGCTTCATTATATGTTTTTGCAACCACAGTCACCGTACATGATACATTGTCACTTACAGGCCCGTCTTTCGTTTCATCCTGCCCTTGTCCTCTGTCCTCGTACACAATGAATGGGTATGCACTCCCGATTGGTATTACTATCGGATAAATGCGATCCTCTATGTTCTTGGAAATTTCACTGTTCTTCCTCAACTTTTCCACTAAAAATTTACCTATCAAAATACTCATACCCCAATATCATATTAACTATTTACCTTCTGCTACTTCAGCTATTAGTCCAGCCAACCTAAACGATATTCTCTTGCTAGCCTTCGACATCGAACTGGTTGCTACCGAAAAAAATCCTCTAGCACCTATTTCCCCACGATTAGCAACCTTGTTGTTACGACTTCTATTTTTTGTATATGCGGTTCTCTGTTCTGTTCCATCGTTGATAAAACGCAGAATAAACGCTCTGTCTTTCCCTCTGTACGAATTGATTTCTATAGTCCGTGCGCTAATTCTCCTTCTACGTCTTATACCCGATTTTCCACCTTTCGGCTTCTCATAAAATCTTAGACCACTTGTTTTCTTTGGATTAAATAAACTTACATTACCACCATATATTTTTTTATATACCATTGTTTTTACACCCAAATAAGCGCGTCTCGGATCACTCTTCATAGCATTCTTAGCAGCCTCCCTCACGTCCTTCCTCACGTCCGCCAATTCTTGGCGTATCACCTTTTTTACATCTTTTTTTCTCAATATTTTTTCAGATAGCATCTTATCAAGCATCTTTACAACATCGTCAGCGTCCAATGTCATTTCCACCCCAGATATGGCGCGACTCCCTTTGCTTTCATACATACGTTTCATGTATCCCATAAGAAACCTCCGCTTATTTCAAGCGGAATACACGAAAAATCCATGTATTCCGCTTAATTTTATATTATTAACTGCCTACAGAGCTTTACCTGCATATAACGCAAATGCCTCTGTACGCAATGTAGTCAAGCTCCAATCAGCATTCAGTGTCACTTGGACCACATCTTCTTTAGCTCTTGTGTAAGGATCCACAATCAAGCGCACTTCTCCATGCTGGTTAGCAGCCAAGTAACCAAAACATCCCGCAGCAACATATTCTACATCTGCCTTAGCCTTATCATCACCATAATTGATATATTCTGTTGTAAATACTGGATATCCATTGATGGTACCATTTTCTATCACCATACGTCCACTACCTGCATCAATTGGCGTAGCCTCCAATGTGGCTTTCATTGCCTCACTCATCACATAACAGAAACCGTTCATTTCCACACCTGTACTTGCCACCGCTCCCTTCATGCCCAGCAATTCTTTATAAGTAGGAGTGGCGGCGGCAAAAGTTCCTTTAGCCTTGGCTCCTGCAAACGGTCCATGAAGATCACTTGTGAAATTTTCATGAGAGAAGGTTACGCGGTTCAACGTACGCATCAATCCTGCTCTTAACTGACCTTGAATCAATGATACCAAATCTGTATAACTGTCATTGATGGCCTGATTAGATACAGGAATGGTAATACCCAGTCTTACGTGTTTGGCGTTGATTTTGCTTAAATCCAAAGATTCATCAGTCAATGCAACAGTCTCTCCCTTGATGGTAGCTTCCACAGACCCCAATACAGGCCATTGCAGGTTCCCTGACACTCCTGTCTGTACAGGAATACCAACTTTATCAAAGATAAGCCCCATTTCCAAAGGTGGAAGAATATCCTTAATTGTAAGAGGAATCATGCCGCCGGCAGTAATATCCGATGTATCCATACCGGTATATTCACGCTTCAATGCAAATTCTTTCTTTCCACCCGAACTATTAACAATTCCCTGTAACGCCTCACGCAACATCTGATTCTTGCTTTTCTCTACCTTTTCAGCACTCTTCTGAGCGTTTACCATATCAAAGTTCATCTGAATCTCACGAGTATGTTTACCGAATTCGGCTTGCAACTGCTGAAATTCTACATTCTCTTCTGAACTCAATTCCCGCTTTTCCGATTTTGCTTTGTCTGCTATTTCGTTCATGCGGATATTGACTGCCTCTCTCTTCGCCAGAAGTGAATTACGTTCCTGAATTAACTCCTGTACCGTTTTCTTATTTTCTTTCATATAATAACTAAAAATTAATATGTTAATACTCTAAAATCCTAATACATCACTGATTCCCTTTCCATCCGTTGGGCCTCAAGTTTGGTTATGCCTACTATCTGTCCTTTCAGATCCTCTATCAATTTTACACCGGCATCTGTTATTTCCCGTGCTGTTACATTTGTTTCCGTGTAAGCCGGATCGCTTGCAATTGTCATTTCGTAAACCGCATCTATCCTGTTCACATGCCTCAACAATACGCCATCATTATCTTTAGTATATCTTACCGAACTTTTTTCATCACTCCAATATGTAAATGAAGATCCGGACAAATCCCCCCTCCTTACCAGTTCCAAGGCGGTATTTCCATCCGGTGTGTTCGGAGCTTCAAATGAATACTTCACGCCTATCTCATCAACCGTTAACGCCAATGTTCCTTCTCCCCTGTTACTGCGAGCCAACAATTTTTCCCGGTTATGCCATAGTGTCATTTTGATATCCATATTTTTTAACTCCTCAACTGTAACCGCGCCTGGTTCTATGATTTCCCGGTAGTCCTCCCAGTAATCCACCAACATACGACTTTCAACTCCAAATACTATGGCATATCCTTCAATCACCCTGCTCTCTATTTGGCCTTCGGCAATCTCGCGAATACGTGGCACATACCGATCATCCATCATTGTGCGCACCTCCCGTCTATTTATTTTTTTATTCTCCATCTTGATATTTATTAAAATAGTCTGTCCTATAGTAGTCAGTCTCTATATAGACAGGTAAAATACCACTCTACATATATCTTTAGATAGGCTGTTTCAGGTTACCCGGTTCCATCGCTCTCATCCAAAACTGAGGCTATAATAGTCACACTTCCATCGATTTTCGATCTGTTCAGACTTTCTATCCCATACGTCTTTCCATCCCAACGCAACCGACATCGTTCATTTACCACATTATTGCTTCTCATCATTATCAACACTTGTCGCGTCATCCATGACTCTCCCAAAGTTATTGCCTCTATTCCTTTTTGAAATTTAACAGAAGCCCACACCGTAACCTTCCGATTATAAGTTATAACCTGTTCTCCTAACTCACCACGGGTCATTTCCGAACTCAATATTTCCACCCTCTCATTCAACGCCCCGGCTCTTAACATAACTATTCCCTTTCCGATAATTTTACATACGGTTTAACAAGTATGGCTACACTTAGCGGAACCATATTCTGTGCAATGCTTGAAACAGGCTCCCTATTCCTGTAAAAATGAGAAGCAAGCATCAATATGGCAACCTTTAAAGGCGATGGAAATCCTCTACCATCCCACTCAATCAGTTCATCCAACGTTCTTCGCGTCATGTCTATAACGGTATCCTCCGCCGCACATCCATACAGTAATATCGACTGATCCTCATCTGCAAAATCCACCCTCATCTGTAACTTCAGTTCCTCTATCGAAACAATTCTCAATTTCTCACTCATAATATCCATCATTTTACAAATTACTTTCCGACTGTTGTTTCCCTGAAAGCTTCTCACTTCCCAATTTCGCCAGATTTGTACTCAAATACACATCATCCCCCTGCTCTACCGGAGCTTGGTCATTCTCCCTTCTTATGTCATTTACAGTTGCTTGGCCTGTCCCCAGTCGGGATTGATCTGCCTTACCCTTACTGTCCACGTCCAGCGCGTACAGTGCAGAGAGGTCGAATGTGTATTTATAATCCATATAGGTAGTATAATCCAGCATTTTTGCCGCAAACTCTCTTTCTATCTCCGTGATTATTGGTTGTAATGCTTCTGAGTAAAATGCCACATTGCTCATTTCCGCACTCTTATAATTTGCATTAGAATCGTCCATCAATTTGCTGGGTGGTACATTGAATGCCCTTGCGATATCCCTCAGATTGAATTTTACCATTTCCAAAAACTGCATATCCGCAGTAGACATGCTGATTGGGGTAAGGGTTCCATCTCCTCTCACCACCAATATATCCTCCCCACGGTTAATATCATCCTGCAAGTCCTGTCCCTGCTTCCCTAATTCCTTATCTTGATATTCCCCAAACCCCTTAACGCTTACATTATTTTGCAGGATGGCTTTAAATCGGCCACCTGTAGCAAATCTTTTCAACGTTTCACGGTCTGCTGTAGATGAAATAGATAATGTATCTCTTACATACGCTATGGTCGAGCGTCCCATATATCCCCCGTCCATACACATATTCTTGAAATGAAGAATCTCTTCTGCACTGACTGATTTATATATCATGTTAATCGGGTCGTTAATCGTATAAATATTACTGTATACATCATACACCACCGAACCCGGAGAGCACAGATACATAGCTTCCACATTCCCCATGGCATTTCTCATCGGATATACATAAGCATTCCCTTTTAACAGCATCATTGCCACCAAATACTTCATCAATGTATACGAATTCATTCGTTCATTCGGCTTCACCCCAAGCAGGTAATTCATTTTTTTTCCATCTCCCGAATCGTATATCTTGAAATAATCCTTCACCCTGTCTTTCCTCTTATATCGCAATGTCAACACCGCAGCCGAGCTTGATATCAGATTCACCGCACGATATACCGCCGCTATCCGCATCGCCTTCTCATCCGTGTTTGCATATACAACATTCTCCGTATATGATCCTCCGGTAACCGGCGTAGTTTCCTTTGACCCGGTAACCGGCGTTACAGGAATCCCTTTACTTTCCCGCCTGAACAACTGCATAAATTCACCTATCATATTAAAAAATCATCTTTTACGTTTATAATACCCTCCAATATACCAATCAAAAGACGTTTCAGGTTACCCCGCAAATTGTTATCCTTTTTTTTAAGATTCCACTTAAATACTATTGTTCGTAGTTGTTGTAAAGCCATATAGTCATAAGAGTGGCAATCGCTCCATCTATCTTTAGGTTTGATTTTCGTTTTAACGGCTTTTTATTTCCCATCCTATCCTCATCCAAATAGCAATTTCCGAAACAATAAAACAAAATAGGATTATTTGCAAGCCTCACCCTTGCCGGAACCATTTTGGCTGCGCGCTCAAATGTCTCCACCGGAGAGGTGAATGCACCATAAGTCTGAGGTACGGCACGTAATATCCTGCCCGGATCTATTCCCGTTGCCGATATAGCCGATGCAATTGCGTTCACAACCTCTTGCGATTTATATGCGTCATATCCTATTTGTAGAATACATAATTTCCTGTTTCTCTTCAAGATGTCCTCCACTATCATAGAATCATTTATTACCGCCCCTTTACATACTTTCAAATATCCAGTCTCAGCCCAATATTTATACAATTCCTTATTCGGATGCGTCTTTAATGTCTCTTCCGGAATATAGAAGTCCGCCCACACAAAAAAACTTCTCAACGGTCTGCTATATATATTGTAAACAACCGCCGAAAAGTCATCGCTTACCGATAGATCCAGAGCCACCATTGTATCTGGCCTACCTTCAACATTGTCCACATCAAAATCTGAGGATAAGGACCTAGCCAAGTTCTGTGATATCCATACATTAACTCCCCCTGCTACGAAAATATTTAACAACTTTGTTTTAAATTCTATCATAGCTTCCGCATCATGTTGGGCCTTCGCCCATCTTTGTTTATAATAATTCTCCTGTACTGTTATCCCGATATGCGGATTACACTTTTTCCAAACTTCCGGCATCCCCATACTTTCCTCATCCATTTCCCATTCATCCGGCATAAACAGACTTGCAAACTGCGAATCATCCCGATATTCATCTAATAACACTTTTTTTGCGTTTTCCAATTCCAGCGCAAACGGACCATCTTCCACTCTACTAGCTGTTGTGATGATTATTGTAAGTGGTTCCCGTCTTACACCCATTGACGATGTTAGTACCTGTAACAACTCCGCACCATCCGAATGATCTTTTACGTATTTCGCTTGAGCGTACTCATCAAAAATAACAAGAGACGCATTAAGTCCATCCTTCGTGTCCCCCCCTCCGGTAAGACACTCCACGAATGATTCTTTCCCAAACTTATTCTGCTTCCACCGCAGTGTTTCCCTCGTTGATTTAAAATACTTCCTATCACCATCCAACTGCTTTATTATCTTTGATATTTCTTCAAAACATATCCTTGCCTGTTTGTACGAATTAGCAGCCGTATAAGCTTGTGCATTCGTATCACCGAACAATAATTCATTTACCGCTAATGAAGCGGTGCTTGTTGTTTTTGAAAATTTTCTAGGAACGAATAAAATAGCCTCTCTTACCAGCCTTCTTAATTCCATCATCCTTTCATTCTCTATTTTCTTCGTCTTTCCTATCGGCTTATCCGCCTCTCCTTCGGCTTTTCCTACATCCTCCCAATGATAAAACCCTAAGATAGATGCGAATTGAAAATATTGTATAGGTGTCAGCTTGTAACATTTCCGTCCATCCATCCCCGAAAATTTCAGAGACTCATACAATTTCACAAACCTCTTCACTTTCGAAGCTCTAAAAATATAATCATCCATCAGCCTCAGAAACTTAATAACGGCTAAGACTTCGTACAAATTATGCCCGTCTGGATTATTCCTCACTCCTTCCACATATTTCTCCAGCCGTGTGTCTATACCTCCTAATTGATACCGTTCCAAATCCAATCCACCCAGCCTTTCTGTATATTGTGCCTTTAGTTCTTTTCCCGACATTCTTCCATCCATTGTTTCTCCTTTCCGTTAGCCTCATCCTTAATCAATCATCATCCTTGTCACTCAGTTGTTCCATTAATTTTGTCAATGTATCATCATCCTTTGTCTTATTCTCTTCTCCCTGCTGTATCTCCTGATTCATCATTAATGCACGCAAATCTTTCCGCACCCTGTCAGCATATCTCGCCATGAGTATAAATATAGGATTTTCCTTCTCCCTATCAAACCCCTCTCTGCTCTTTTCCACAACTATTAGTTTTGTATCGGCGGCTAAAGCCTCTTCCCTGATCCTCCTGAAAACCAGCAGATCAGAAGCAAGTAACTCTATCTGATATGACATTTCATTGGAATATTTATCATTTTCCTGCAATATTCTTCTTATTGTCACTTTTAAATTTTCAACCTTGTCTGATTTTTTACTCATGTTAAATATTTTAATATTACCTACTTTTTCTAGTTTAAATACCGCTTTGATTCATACTCTTTTACCCCCACCGAAAATTCCTAGACGGGCAAAAAAACCTTTAATTAGCAGCAGAGGATTTGAGAAGTATGCCCACCTTAAAAAAAATCCCCCCCCTATAGGAATTTTTTTATAAACCTTTCCGTACTTTTGCGTGCTCGCTGCTCTACCTCTTTACGTGAGTGGCTTTTCCTCCTTGCATGTTCATTGATATGGCAGTCGTGACATAATGACTGTAGATTGTCGTAGTCGAACATCAACTTTCCCATCTCATCTGCTGATGTCGCATCTTCCACCGGTAATATATGATGAACTTCGGATGCAGGTGTTATTATCCCTTTATCATTACAGATCTCACATATAGGATTATTATTAATTTTCCTCCTTCTCAATTTTGCCCACTTTACCGATGTTATCATCTTAATATATCTATAATCCCTGCTCATCATTCACTTCTCTTTTTCTTGCCTTTACTGGCACATTACCATATCTTGTCACGCCAGCAACCATATCCATTTCACTTCTTACCTCTTCACCTATCCCGTCCATTAACTTGACATTCATTTCTTCCAATATATAATCTATGATCTCTTCATATCTATTGGAGTCTATCTTCCGTCCTATGCTATCTAATTTCTCTGCCAATTTTGGATACAAGTATTTAATTACATTACTTATTGATGTATTGCTCCTGTTGCTTATTTTAACACCTTCTGCATCCACTTTCATGTTTCTAGCCACATACCCCTTTTTACCAACCTCACTAAATATATATATAGAATTCACCAGCTTTAATGATTTTACACCTTTCGGCTTAGTAGTTATTATTCTATTCCTCTTATTTTCGAATCCTTCAAATAACTTGGCAAATTCGGCGATAACATCTCTATTTTTCTCTTCCTCGTTTAAATATCCCGGATCTGCTTTGGTTAAAAACGCTGATAATATATATTGCATCACCTCATATCTACTCGCAAATCCATACTTTTTTACTATATTATCAAGCCTTTCAGCCGTATCACATGATACTTTAGCCTGTACCATCACGTGTTTCACCCTAGATTTATCCCTCATGATGCACCTCCTTCTCTGATATTCGTTTTAATCCGTTCAAGTACATCCCTGTTGGCTTCTAATATTTCATCGAAAGACGGGATGGGAAACCAGCAGATAACTTTAATATCATCCTTAGTTACGTCTTTACCTCGATAAACATTATCACTATCATCAATCCACCATCCATTTTCATACGTAAATATATCTATATTCTTAGGGGATTCAACTTCTCTATCAGCATATTTATAGTAATATAAAAATCCTACTAAAATACGCTGTCCTTCTTCCGGCAACCGTTCCTTAACACTTATCCAAGGTGATTGCTTTGACTGCCATTCTGCACCGTCCTTAAAGCCATCCAAGTAGTACGGCTGATACCCGTCATTGTATATGCTTCTATCTATCACGCAGCTTTCTATTGCTGCTTCTTCTACTGTCTGTTTCATATCTCTCCTTTCCACTTATCCTAGCAACACATACATTGCTACTAGGAATAGGTAATAAATTGTTGTTTTACTCATTCCATATTTTTTATGTACTTTTACACATAGAACAAAATCTAAACCTTTTGCAATCCACAGCATTCCTGTGATATCTATCTGCGCATGCAGCAAAGAAAGTGCAGTTATGACAATCTCTTTTAAATTTTTTCTTTTTCTTTACTTTAGGATATTTCATTTCATTTTTAGTTTTGAGGATTATCCATTAAACTTAAACTCATCCATATATCCCATTTCTTTCAAGCGGATATTGAACTCTTCAACCGAATCATTATTAGGAATGAATTGTTCAAGAACATCGTTAAAAGGGTGCAGATAGTTTTTTAAAATATCATTAGCCTCTTCTTCTCCACGTTTCTTTCCTAACCGGTCTTTGCATACTTCTATGTAATCATCTTTTGTCATATTGTAGTGCGTGACTGTATCAACAATTGTACTAAACCTACAATATAAGCCGTTTGGCTGTTGGGCTATAAATGATCCCATAATTACCTCCTTTCTAATTTAGTTATTAGTTAATTGGCAGTTTCATAAAGCACATCCATATTGTCTTGCTCTGTCTTCCAGTGGTATGTCCAAATAGAGGTTTAAAAGGGATAACAGACAATACTTCCGCAGCTTTTATCTCACTCTCGTTCCATTTGAATACAAGCGTGCCGTTAGGCTTCAAGACGCGCATACACTCAGTAAATCCATCGTGTATGAGTGACTGCCAGTCTTTCGGCAGTTTTCCGTACTTTTTAGCCATCCATGAGTTTTCACCAAGTGTTTTCAGGTGCGGTGGGTCGAACACCACCATGTAGAAAGAATTGTCCTCAAACGGCAAGTTGGTGAAATCGGCTATTATATCCGGTTTTACCTCTATGGTTCTAATCTTATCTCTATCCTTGGCTGTTACTATCTCCGATCTCTTATCAACGAATAAGGCAAGAGGATTATGTTTGTCGAACCAAAACATACGGCTGCCACAACAGGCATCTAATATGATTTTTGTTTCACTCATTTTTTTATAGTTTTGAATTATTTTTTTATAACTACCGCCATTGTACTAATAGAAGTGCCACTCTCTTTAAACTCGCCTGCGCTGATTTCAAACACTTCTCCATGTACTTCTTTCAGCCAGTTGCGGAAATCAATACATTTTTTTTCCGAAGCGAATTTCCAGTGTTGGCTGGTTATTGCCGCAAGGGTTCCACCTTGTTCTAATCGATCATACATAAGCTTTATATGATCTATATCCTGATTACCGGAAAACGGAGGATTTGCAATTATCTTAGTATAACTACCTACACTGTCTTTGGTAAAGTCTTCATCAAGCAATATTACGTTGCTAAGGGTATGAAGAAATTCTCTGTTTTCCGGCATCAGCTCATAACATTCAACCATTACAGAAGGACAAGCCCTATGAATGGCTTTAATAAGGGCACCACGCCCGGCACTCGGCTCCAGTACCGTATCATCCTCATGTATCCCTCCGGCAAGCATAACCAGCCAGTCAGCAACATCGGCCGGAGTTTCAAAAAACTGGTAATCCTGCTGTAGGTTGCACCGTTTACCATCTTTCAGTATGGAAAACACACGTTCCGGATTAAAAGGAAATGTGAAACCCTGTATCTTCCCACCTTGCCATGAGCCGCCGGCTTCTTCTATCCACTTTTTTGCTTCGGCATAGGATTTCTTATTGAATTGTACTTGGGGAAGTTTGAGAACACCATCCTCAAGAGTACAATGTTTCAATATCTCTTCCACACTCCATTTCTTACCTTCATCCTGTTTTTTCTTTTCGTCCGTTGAAGCGTCCGGCGCTAAAAGTGAAGATATTTTTTGAACAACTATGTTGCTTGCGTCCATGAAGGCACTGACGCAAGATATCGCTTCTATCAAAAAATCAGTGTCAACACACCCGGTATCGTCATAGATATCTATCCCTTCGGTCATGGATGACAGTTCATTGAGCTGCGCTACACTACCATGTAACGTTTCGATTAAAATCTTTTTTTTGTTCGTCATAACTTTTCTGTAAATAAATTCTTGTTGTGTCCACACTCCCGTGACCTAGAAGGTCAGCCAGTTGAATAACATCTTTGTTTTTTTTCAGGAACATCTTAGCGAAAAAATGGCGAAAGGCGTGTGCGTGCATCTTCTTCGAATCGATGCCGCAATGTTTACCCCATGCTTTCAAGTGCTGGGAAAAGCCCCGCTGTGTGATCGGACCGAATCTCCCTACTGCGAAAATCCCGGTCTTACCATGTTCCTTAGCATAAGCCTTCGCTTCCTGCTGAATTGTTTTTTGGAAGAAAAAACGTCTGTACTTGTTACCCTTTCCTTTTAATGTCACTTCCCCGGATATGATGTCTTCCCACGTAAACTGCTGGAATTCCGACAGACGGGCGCCCGTTGTTCCCAAGACCTTAATAAAGAAATAGTAATCCTTATTGTTTTTTTCCTTGAGATATTCCAACAGCCGGTTATATTCCTCTTCGGTCGGCACATTGTTCACATCAAGCTTGCGCTTTATTTGGGGACGCTTCAGTTCTATAGGCTTCTTCAGCCATTTAGAAAATCTTTCGATTGCTGTAATCCGCAAACGGATGGTAGCAGGAGATAATTTTTCTTCTTCAAGACTTTTTACAAACCTCCTGCAATTATCCATGTTTACCTCATTGGCATACTCGAAATACTTCTTCATTGATGTGTAATATATATCAACTGTATGAGAAGAGTAATCATTGTTGTCGGTCAGCCATACAATGAAATCATTAAGTTGTTTCTTGTTCTTATCCGAAATGACATCAAGTTTTTCCAAAGGTTTCACCGCCTTTATCCTTTTTCCATATCCGATGTTGAGATAGGATAATAGATCGCATATAGCTGAGCACATTAGCGAATGACGCACCATGACATCTGCATTTTCACGCTTGTAATTCAAATAACCACGGCGGTTCACTTCTTTGGCCATTTCTAAAAAATCCGTGACATGCTTGATATATTTCCCGACAGTATCATAAGTCCTTCCTGTTGTGTATAAGTAAGAAATATAATCAGTTAATATCTTCTGCCTGTCATTATTCATAATCTTGTTTAATTAAATTATACCAATCATTGCTATCTTCAAAAAAACATCTGTATCCATTAGCCGTATGTTTGCCTCTCACTTTCCGACATATAGCACTGATCAAAGAAGGAGCCACGCCAATCATCTTACCAGCCGTTTGTATCGAAGGGAATACTCCACATAATTTCTCATCCTTTATCAAAACAACGCTCTTTTTATTCATGCCTGCACCAGTCTTATGCCAAGCCCCACGTCCTTTAGACAGATTTTTTACACTTCTGGCCTTGGAACGTTTTGAATGATAAACCATTTTACGACCCTTGTTGTGAGAAACACAACCTTTTAAAAATCGTCCGGTGATAAAGTCTCTCTCAAATCGCTCAGGCGGTATATATAATTCACTCATTTCTATTCAGTTTTTAACCATTTTCCTGATGTCAGGTAAATGGTAATTATTGGAAATTAAATTCTAATTGTATTATCAGCAAGCTATTAATCAATCTCTATAATCTGATATCTCCCTTTTTTGATGTAAATCTTATGGTTGTAATAATCCTTGATTACTGCATATCCATACTGAGGCCTAATATTACCTGTTAAATCTTCAACATAAGAGTTTTCGTAGGCCTTCACTGTTGCGCTGTCGCAGGCCTTCACTGTTGCGCTGCCGTAGGCTTCCACTGTTGCGCTGCCGTAGGCCTTCACTGTTGCGCTGTCGCAGGCTTCCACTGTTGCGCTGTCGTAGGCCTTCACTGTTGCGCTGCCGTAGGCTTCCACTGTTGCGCTGTCGTAGGCTTCCACTGTTGCGCTGTCGTAGGCCTTCACTGTTGCGCTGCCGCAGGCCTTCACTGTTGCGCTGTCGTAGGCCTTCACTGTTGCGCTGCCGCAGGCAAAAGATGTCGTTTTTACCTCATGGTATTTTTGTGTATAGATACCAGCTTCCACAAGCTCTTCTTCAGCAAAATTGTCTTCTAAATATTTTGCATCTACTATTCTTGCTGTTCGTAACACCCAAGACCAGTTATCAGTAATAGCCTTAAGTATATCAGCTTTGCTTTGACTCCTTAATCCCATCGCATAACCTATTTGACAGGCTCCTGCTTTCTTGGCGCGCAGTAATAGTTCTTCCTTTATTTCTTCAAATGTTTTCTGTTTCATGATATTGTTTATTTTTCGTTATTTTGATATTTCGATAATTCCACGCCTTGCGCATTCTTCAAGCAAATCTATATCCTCCTTTCTAATAAAAGCTCCTGTCTTGCGATTCACGCTCACATGAGGCTCAAACCCAAACCTCTTGGACATCTTCTCTATCGTGGCACGACTCCATGTATTCCATCTGATCACCACAGCTATTTTTGAATCTTCCATGCCTGTACACTGTTAAACCATTTTTTCTTTCCATCCTTATCCGTATATTCTTTGGCGGAAACATTGAAGCATACTGTAACATCATCGCCAACACGAAGCGGTTCTTTTATCGGGCCATCATTGCTAAACATGGTGAATGCCATTGATTTTCCAAATTGCGTCTGTTCGGTTATAAGATATTCTCTTATCTCGTAATCCGTTCCCTGACGGGTGGTTCCTCTTCTTACACCCAAATCTGCGGTGATTCTTCCTTTGATTTCGCACATCATAATATTTTCTCCTTTTTCTTTACTGCTTTCCTTAGGTCGTCCCGACTACCCTTCGGGCAGTATAAGACAAGTTGCCTAAAACTGTTAATTTTGAATCTTTTTATTATTAACCTATTGATTTTCAGTTATTTAATAACGCCCCATAAGGTGCTTTTTCTTTTACTGCAATTAATTGATAATCAATTAGTTATATTTTTTAATAATTGGCGTGATTGAGGATGCTTGAAAACAGTTTAGTAATTTTTCCTTAAATTCCTGCTCCAAATCACCCATCACTTCCGTGTACTTTTTCTTCTCCACATCCCACGAATTGGCAAACGTGCGTAAGGTTTCCCACTGCTTCTTCGTGAGTTTCCCTTCCATATACATGGCCCTGTACCGTTCCTTGTATCTCGTGACACCAATCCTTTGAATCTCACGGGCTTTCTCCAGTTGGGATAGTTTGACGCCTTTAGCAGGTATAATCTCCCTCTCAAACCGTATCTCTGACCAGTCCTTGTAAAATATACGGGCCATTTTGTTTAGCGACATGTTGTCAACCAATTGCAGTAGTGGTACGGACTGATGTTTGTATACGGTCTCTATTCTAAGGATGTTACTTCCTACCGTCCGTTTCTTCTCCTTGGCCTCGTGTGTCTTATCGTATATCTTCAGTATCTTACGATAATACTTGCTCTTCTCGGTTGTTTTCTGCCTGTATTCCTGATAGTTGGCATCATTCCATAAGGTGCGTTCTGCTATGCTGTCCACAAGTCTTATATATTCGTCAGCCGTATGTTTCATCTTCATCGTAACCCCTATCTCGTAATAGGTCACTATTGCATTCTCCGCTTTAACGCACAGCCTTAATAGTAATTCCTCTATTGTCCTCACTGCCATCCGGAAGGTCATCGGGCGGCTGTTATCCAGCTTGCCCGATTTCCCCTTATGGTATAGTTTACAGACCGAACAACTGCACTTTAAAGTATCACCCCTTATTTCGATAGTGCATCCGTCAAAGTTGGAGTATGCGGAAGACTTGTAGTAGATCTCATCATCCTCCGAACATTCCTTAAGGTAGTTCTTCAGGACTATAGTCTCTATGTCGTTCACATCTATCCTTGCCTTTATGGTTATTCGGTCAAACATTTTATCGTCAAATTTCTTTCTTTCAAAATTCGGTTTACCTCACCCTTGTAATGGGCGATTAATGCCTCATACTCGAATGCGGTGTACTTCCTTGTTTCGCGTTTCATTGACTCCAGAATCAATATCTGGTTTTCTCCATACTTTCTCACAAGTCCTCTTCTATAACCCTGTATGTTGCCTTCATCGAAGCGGTTGCAGCTACGGCATTGAGCATTACAATTTACCTCACTGTAACGGGTTGCCATGTGTTGACGGTTAACGTAATGACCACAGTCTGCCTGTGTTATGGGTTTTACCAAACCACACGAGATGCAACGGAACACCGTAGTATTAGGTATCATATCTCTTAATCTGATATATTGCGAAAACACAGCATCCAGCTTCCTCTTCAAATTTGCCGTGCTGCTAGTTTTTGCCGGTTTCTTCTTCTTGGATAACATTGGTCTTATATTTTATAATCTTACTCAACTGTTCCGGATTGCGGAATCTTATCGCGCATCCGCACCATTCCTGTGTACTGGACTTATATGGAAATTCGTGGTATTGTGCCGCAAATTCCTTGTCCACCAATAGTGCTGCGTAAGCCTTCCACTCCTTACCCTTGTTCCAGAAGATAGATAAATCCCCAATTTCTGGGGCGGTTTCCGTCTCGCCGGTGATATCCAGCAGGAAATCTTTGCTCTTTTTCTTGAAAAACAAAGCTATATTATCACCGCAATCCATTCTTTGGTATATTTCATATTCCGTCAAATCCGGTAAATCGTCCTTTTTCATGATATTTTTTGGTTAAGTAATTGATTAATAAAAACTTCCATTTGAAGTTGTGGGAGCTACGGGAATTGAACCCGTGACCTATGGCTTTGCCGATCTGTATCATGGAAACACACAAAAACAAAATAAAATAGATTAATTACCCCTGACCGTTAACTGCCATCGCTCTGCCACTGAGCTAAGCCCCCCATGTGCCGGATCACCTTCACAGGCTGCACCGGCTAAAACCTAAACTAAAACCTATGTTTGACCCTGGTATGCTTCCGAAAACTCTTTCGGAACAAAGGCATATACCGGAATTACTCCCGATTCCTCTATCACTGCATTAATATCTTTCCGCTTGAACGTGTTTCCTTTATCCACAAGCTCTTTCTCATGCTTGTTCTGTTCCCGGTTCAGGAAATCGTTTATCAACATTATAGCCCTTTCAGCCGTATAGGTGTTCACTATAAAACTTTGGAAAATCTCATCCTTATTGTCCTCGTCACTATATGAAACCCTCGCCTTAATCTTGTAGAATTTCAATGTGTCAGGTTTATTCTCATCATCCCCTTTTAGAATCTGGTCCCTTTCCTCTCTTGAGTATAACTCTTCGTCAAGCGCCAGCCTTGTCACATCATCAAGCGGTTTTTTGAGCATTGTATCTACTATGATTATATGGTTCTCATACTCCTTCACCATTGAGACCTGATATCTTCCGATATAGTTCAACTCTACAAAATCTTTCACGATCTCCAAGGCGTTATCTACCGAACTGGCGAGCATCAAGAATTTTCTTTTCTTATCTTCCACGTCGACTTGCGCCATATATGGATAAATATGTCTGTTCTTGAACTCGTAGGACATACGTTTCTGATTGCTTACCTCCACTTCACTTATCGAACCCTCGCTCATAAAGAACTGTATTCTTGATAATTCCTCTGCTTGCAACAGGGTTCCTCTTTCGTAGATCATCTCCTTACGCTCTATTGACACCACCTCACCCGAACCTTTGTCTACAAAATCCTCCTTCCATGAACGTTTCAAATCATAAACTAGGTACTTACCTTTCATCTGTCTGATATCCGATGTGATTTCCCTTACCTCGTTCTTTTTGGTCTCTACTGATTGCATAACTATATTATTTTAATTGATAATCAATCGCCAAACTATCCCAATGATTACGGTTGCTCATGTACTCGTCAACTAACCGACTGTCGGAAGGATTGCCCAACTCTGTCTTTAATACCTGATACACGTTGTCCGGCATGTTGTAGATCACAGATTCGTTATAGTCACATCGTCCGGCAATGCCTAGCAATAAAAGCAATGCCACAACCAATAATGTATATTTTGTTAACTTATTCATAATCAAACTCTTTTTCTTGTTCTTATCTTTATCGGATTATTCTTCGTTCCTGTACCGAACCATTCAAGACGATAACCCTTGATGCGAAGCCAATATTTAAATGTTCCTACGTTCCTTTGCATAACCTTAATTCTATATTGATAAATACTTCCCTTCTCTCGGATTGTGATTCACCTTTATTGTCTGGTCTATCTCATTCTGTAATCTTGCTATCTTAACCAGTTCTGCCGCCCACTTGATACGGTTCCTTTCAAAATCACCACATAGCATCGCTTGTGCGTAAATTTCAGCCTTCGCCTCGTGCGCATCCAGCTTTTCTTGTAAATCCTTTGGAATACGTTTCTTTCCTCGACCCATATCTCACCTCCGTTTTTCCGTGAATAAGCTCAATGCCATATCAGCATCTACTACAATCATTCGTCCCACTTGGCGGACCGCTTTCTTTATGATGCCCGACTTAAGGCGGTATGCCGTAGTCTCGGAACAATGAAACAGGTCCATTATCCCTTTTATGCCATACACCAAGTTCTGCCCCGTTTTGGCAGGAGCAACTATTTCATTCTTCGGAATCAAGCCGCTAAACAATTCCTTCAATTCGCCTACGGTTAAATCTACCAACCGGGTATCATCACTAATTCGTCTTTCTAATGGTATCATATCTTTGTTATCTTATTTTTAATGTTTACTTTCGCGAAAAAAACTATTATTATGAGCAATTTACTTATTACTTCTACGATTAAAGATCAAGTACTTTCAAGCCTTATTTCCGTTAACAGCATCGGCATTACCGCCAACCTTTACGAAGAATCAAGAGATTTAAACCTGCCTCCTGACGTGATTGAATCCATTTACGATTATTTTGAAGAAATCGGACTTATCACACTGGAGAAAACTTATGATTCTATCGAGATTAAAATGAAACCTAAAGCATTTGACCTATATAGTCATGGCGGCTTTACTGCCGAAGAAGAGCTGTTAAAAGCCAACCTTCAAAAACTTGACCATGAATTAAGAATCCTTTCCGACAAACTCTCTCCAAGCCTTCTTGAAACGTCCAATAAGATTTCCTCCATCGCCTCTTGTATCGTTAGCGCTCTTGCGCTCTTTAAGCCCTAACAGGAAATCAAACATCTTTCTTATCGGATCGGATGCTGCCCAATACATTCTAGCCGGCATTTCGTCCTGATATATCACAGCCCCTTTGTCTAATACTACTCTCTTGTATTTCTTGGGGGCTTCTCTTCCAAGTGTCTTAGCACCATATATCCTTATTTCTACAGAAGTTATCAAAACCCAATCCGTTTTTTTCATATCCTTTAAAAAGAAAAGCCCTCGCTGTTCCCGACATAATTGGTGTTTGGCCGGTACTAAGCAAGAGCTTTATTTTTGATATCCTAAATAACTTACGGTAAACACCACTAAACCGTATCGTCTAATTTTTAATTCATTCTTAGGATATTAAAATGGAAGTCACTATATTTGCCGTTGGAACAATTTTGGTGCGAACAAAATCACGGTTTATGTCGTGACAGCCATTTTTATATCCGTTTGCAACCGTTGTTTGTTGGTTACGGATGCAAAGATTACCGATTTTATCAACTAAAACAATTATTCTAGTGAAAAATATCGGTAAAACAACATTAATTAACTTTTAAACGTATGAATAAAGTTCTTGTTTCTATTTTAATTAGTACGGTGTCTGTTATTTTTAGCATAATATCTTTATGCTTTGCCGCGTACCGTACACCTGAGTTAGAGTTTGATTACTTAGGGGCTATAATTGGGGTTCAGTCTATTATTATCACTATACTAATAGGTTGGCAAATATTGAATTATATATCAATAAAATCTGAATTAAGAAAAACCGTAGATGAGATTTCTACCGATAAAATGATTAAACTATCTAAAGCTTTACTTGGGTATACAGATGCTAGATTAAGTAGTATTTATGTCTATGGAGGAAATGCCAACAGTTTAGATAATGCCTTTTCCGCTTTAAGCGTTATTTTAGAAAGTAAAGGAATATCTGCCTATGACTTATCTCTCAATTATACCATGAGTAAAATATTAGATTACATTAATGATATGGAGGCTAATGATTCAGTGGAGATATATAAAGGCAAAAAAAATCATTATATACACCTCCTTAATCAAATAGAACACCCAGATAAGAATGATATTATTTCACAAATAAGAATGGCTAAAGAAATATCTTAGACTTTTAGAATACCCATTAAAATCCCTAATATTATGCAAACAACCAATGAAAGAAATAATAATAGTCCCGCTATTATATCTCCTATATCGCTGTGTATAATTCCACTAATAAAGGCGCATATCATTATTATGGACACAGATACCATTACGCCATATTTAAGAAAAAGCATAAATGCTTTTTCAAATGATTTTAATTCACTATCATTCATAATGAGTAAATATATTAGATTACAAATCTACTGAAAATTTTCACTATGACAACAAAAGATAGATTAAAAATGTTCGTTTCTTCTCTAGGATTAGGAAGAAATAAATTTGAAACCTTACTCGGCTTATCGAATGGATATATCTCCTCAAAATCATCTGCTATATCTTCTGATGTTATAGAAAAAATAGCATTCGCCTACCCAGATTTAAGCCTTGAATGGCTACTTCGTGGAAAAGGTGACATGTTTAAGCCTCAACAGGAATTATCAACTAAGCCTCAACCTACACTTATCAATACAGAAGCAGGAACCCCTGAAGCCTCTGTATTGTACCAAATATATAATGATACCATAAAAAGAATGAAAGAATTGGTGGAAGAAAATATCAATCTTAAGAATCAAATAACTGAATTATCTGAAGGAAGCGAAGAAATAGCCAATCTACTAAGAGAAGTTCGAAGTGATAACAAAAGGCTTGACCAAGAGAATAGGGAGTTAAGAATAGAAGTGATGATTAAAGATGCACAACTTTCCGAAAAGGAAAAAGCCGTATCAGACTATAAAGAGCTACTAAAAGAAGCTATATAAGCAATAAAAAAACATTTTATGGACAGCTCATGATTTTCAAAACAAAATATATCATTCCATTGTTTTAATTAAGAATTATCGCAAAAATAACCAAAAACAATGGAAACTAATACCAAAACACTTTCTATTATAGTAATAGAGCAGGAAAAAGAAATTAAAGAACTAAGGAAGCAACTTAATGCTGTTATTACCGCAGCATCTTCCAGCAAATGTCTAACCTGCCTGCTTAAATTTATTAAAATCAAAAACAATTAGAAATGGCAAAGATCTATTTTTTATATCTTTTGTTATGCTATACTACTCTTTCTTATTCACAAAATGATAGCATTAAATCTCATATTACTAGAGATAGTTCTTTTCTTGAAAAAGATTATCTTTCAACATTAGACGCTTTATCACATACGTCTATCATCAATAAAATAAAAAATAAATTTCCTTTTATTATAGAAACAATAAATACATCACTCCCTAACTCTGTCGGAGGAGTTGATTTATCGTTTTCGGGAATAAATATCACGAATAAAGATATTAAATATATCTATATAAACGGATATCCTATCAATGCTGTTGGAGATAAATGTTTTTGCCATATTAGAAAACATTCCAACACAACCTGCAAGATTATCGGACCTATCAAATTTATGCAATATAAAAATGAAACATTTAATAATGTATGGTATGACTCTACTATAAAAGAATTTATTCCTACTTCTATAAAAATTCAATATACAGACGGAAGTCTATCAATAATGAATCAAGCAAAAATAAAAGAATCCAAAACTTATTCGGATTTGATTAATAAACCTGTAAATCTAAACAATCTCCCGCTTCCTTTTGGAAAATTTTGTTTATTTGGACATGGTTTATATGATGGAACTGAATTTCTTACCTCCTTCACATCTATATTATCTGATAAAAACAACTATATAGATATCTCAGATAAATGTTTTAGAATATATAAGAATGGAAATCTATTATACGAATTTTATCTATCGTCTCTTCTTAAAACACATATAGACTATTCTTTATATGAATTTAATAGTAAAAAAACATTTTCTATTAAATGTTTATTCCACAAGAATTCATCAAATACTCTATTTTATTCGGTAACAATATCATCAGAAAATCAAAAATCGGAAGTTTTTTTCTTTTCTCTAGCTAATAACTAAATATTTTATTTATCAAATCATGAACATCAAACGAAACTGCATCTTTCTTCTGGACAAGGAGAAAGACAAACCTGACTCCAAGCTCCGCTACAGGATCAAGTGGGACGGGAACACCGTAGCCTTTAATGTGGGCTACCGGGTGGACAATAACAAATGGGTAGCCGAAGCCCAAAGATGCAAACCAAACACTACTCATGGAAAGAAAAAAATCTCGGCTGCAACTATCAATTCGGAGATAAACCGTCTTGAAGAAACTGTCAACGACACCTTCTTCTTCTTCGAGCAGACAGGACACGCGCCCACGTCTTCCGAATTCCGGGATGAAGTGAACAGAAGGAATGGGAAGATCGTAGAAAAGGAGGAAAAAACAATCTTCGATTACTACCAACAATTCATTACTGAACAAGGTAAGGAAAACAGTTGGTCAGAGAACACATACAAGAGACACAAGACCACAATGAACCATCTAAAGAAGTTTGCACCCGATCTTACTTTCGCAGACCTTACCCATGAAGGATTGTCACAGCTCGTGGATTACTTTATGAGCATAGAAGTGGACAATGAAACCGGGATGAAGAATTATACGGCGAAGAAATATATCAATCTGGCAAAATGGTTCTTGAAATGGGCATCAGAAAAAGGGTACAACAAAGAACTTGCATTCGTCACTTTCAAGGAGAAGCTAAAGACCATTCCGGCGAAGGTGATATTTCTTGAATGGAATGAACTTATGAGTGTATATAATGCCACATTCCCGAACGAGCCTCATCTCGAACTAGCGAAGGATGTGTTCTGTTTCCAATGCTTCACCTCGCTACGCTATTCTGATGTAAAAAACCTCAAGAAAGCCGACATCTATGACGGATATATTACCATCACTACCATTAAGACGGACGATCCGTTAAAAATTGAACTGAACAAGTATTCCAAAGCCATATTGGAGAAATACAAGGACATAGAAGGAATATACGCGCTGCCTGTGCCGGTAAATCAGAGGATGAACAAATACATCAAAGAAATATGCAAAGCCTGTGAGATTAACGAACCTATATGCAGAACATATTATAAGGGAGCGGAAAGAATAGACGAAATCCATCCCAAATACGAACTGATAGGAACCCATTGCGGTAGAAAGACCTTTATCTGCAACGCACTCATGTTGGGTATAGCCCCCAACATTGTAATGAAATGGACAGGTCACAGGGACTACAAGTCCATGAAACCATATATCGACATAGCTGATAAGGCAAAAGAAGAAGCCATGAACCTTTTTAACCGTTAGTCCCTTAATTAGTCCCTTTTTCTTTAAAAACACTGATTTTCAGCATCATTTGTACACCCGATGAGAATCGAACTCATATCGTCGGAACCGGAATCCGGTATTCT